TTATTGGACATTCCATCCCAATTGTTTGTTTCTTTTGACCAATTCAGATAAGATTCAAATAATTCTGATGCTTTAACTGACAAATCAGGATTGATCTGGCAGTTTTCATCAATAAATGCTTGAATAACATCCATTTCTTCACGATAGTCTTTGCCAGCTTGTTTAATAGAATCAGGCTCGTTCAAACCTTCCGTTTGCCACATCATTGTTCCATCAATGATCCACTTTAAAATTCCCATTGACTCAGCTCTTAATTTATCTTCAAGATTCTTGTCTACATTTTCTTTTTTAACAGTGTGGTTGAAAGGAATGATGACTAATCTTCTCCAGATACCTTCATCAGTGCCATGAATATTTGGCATGTGATTGGTAGCCATCCATAATTTGAAAACAGGATTAAATTCAAAGTCGCTGCCATATGAATAGCGAGCAACTAATGTATCTCCACCAGTCATTTGCTTAACTAATGATTCGTCTAGTCTGTCCCCTTCATTTGCTTCACTTGAAATTACTAATCTAGCGCCTTCAAGCCGTGCAATATCTGAGCTGGGTCCTTGACTTGAATTATTGCGTTTTTGCATGATGGTCTCGGCATTCATGGTTTTAGCATAGGATCCAGCAACGTATTTAAACACATTTAAAAATACTGATTTACCATTTCGGCCATTGCCATATGGAATAAACATCACTTGCTCACTGTTTGAGCCAGTCATCGAATATCCCATTGCTTTTTGTACGAAATGAATTATTTCTTGATCGTGGTTGAATGTCTGGTCTAGAAACTCAATCCAATGTGGGCAGTCAACTTTTTCTGTAAAATCTACTCCTGTTTCCTGAGTAAACATCATTTTTACATCATGATCATGCAAAACGCCATTGGTTAAATCCACATAGCCAGATGGCGTATTTAAAACCATTTTTTTCTGGTCCCATTGACTATGTAAAACTGGAACTAAGTGCTTTAGCTCTTTAATCAAGTTTTCTTTGCCAGCATGGTTGCGTTCATTTTTGATAAATCGTTGCCAAGATTTTTTGGCTTCTTTTTCATCCATATCATCACTGATAGTGATTGGCTCTGTCTTAAGTGAATTGATGACTTCATCAGCGGCTTTTTCGATTAATCCCTGATTATCCTGCTCCCAATATGAGCCATTGAAGACATACCACTTTTTATCAGTGAATGAATATAGAAACTTATCAGGAAATCGATCTAAAAATCTTTGCGCCATTCCCATGTCATCCCATGAACGAGGCGGTGTTTTCTTTTCCTTCGAAGAAACTTGATTAAAGCCATAAACATCTTTAGCTTCTGCATTATCAGTAGTAAAAGTATTAACAGTATCATTGATTGCCTTATTTAAGGTAGCAATTCCATATGTGGTAGCGCCGTGTTTTTCATCCCATTTTTCACGCATCAAACTAGAGTTTCGAAAAATTTCATCCATCTTGTGAAAGTCTTTGCCAGTCCAAAAGGCTAAGTCATTAGCAAAAGCCAAATCCGCTTCAGATTGAGACGGATAAAATTTCTCCCAACCGCCTTGCATAAACAATTTGTCCCTTTGCCCTTTGGCAGATGTAAGCATTCGATTAATAATTTCACTTACTGATAGATTATTAATAGGTTTTTCTTGATAATCATCGATATTTACGATTTTGTCTTTGCCAAAGAGAAATTCATAGAGCTTTTTCATTTCATCATGATTAAGCGATTGGATTTTGTTTGAGCCAATCGTGTTTCCAGTTAAGGCAAAGAAACGACCAGATTGATACATTTCATAATTGCCTTTGCGTCTATGCTTGCCAGGAATGCTTCCTTTAAAAATACAGTGAATGCCTTTGCCTGATTGACTTACTTCCATGTAAGTCTTTTTAGTAAGATTTCTAAAAGTGGTAATTAATGTCTCTGGCGAACCAGCAAAATAGTCTTGCAAATCGCTTTCAATCGAATCAATATCTAAGCCCACATAGCCATTGGCAAAATAGAATGCTAAGCCATCTGCTTGAGGGTATTTATGCAAAGCCCTCAAAGCAGTATCGAAGTCAGACCATGTGGAAGGATCATTTGACTTACCTTTTTTGCCGTTATAAGCATTAAGTGGTATCTTAGTGTTTTTATGACGTTCAGGCACATATTTGAGATGAAACAAACCCCATTGCTTTAAGTTTCTCAGTTCTTCAGGAATGGTTTTATAGTTAAATTTAGTCATTTGCTTCACCTCGCTTCTATTGCTAGCCATTGTTGTACTTCTTTTCTAGATTTAGAACGGTAAATCATCATCATTAATTTCATCGGATCCTTCATTGCCTTTGAATGGATCTTCTTGTTTTCTTCCTTGCAAAGGATAGTCAGTTGGTCTGAATGAATTGCACCATACTTGATTTCTTTCAGTAGTTTTGCCTTGATATTCTGATTTATCGATCGTTACTCTTACTTTAACTGGCTTGCCTACCAATTTGTTTGTCCAGTCGTCCCAATCCTTTACAGGAGTATTTTCAGGATAACCAGCGGCTTTCATAATGTAATTAAGGTCAGATGGATCATATTTGCCAGTCTTTTTACGTTTCCAGACATTGACAAAGACAATGCGGTTATGCTGCTTGCCATTAGTATCTGGTAGAGCTTTGTCCAAGTCTTTTCTGATTCTGAGGTTCATCTTGATGTATTCAGTTCCATTAGGCGTGGCATCAGGGCGAGTGTCTTCAATAATACATTCGTATTCACCTTCTGGAATTGGTGCATATTCGTCATTTTTTAAATCGTTATAATTAGTAGTAAATAAAGTCATTTTTAATATCTCCTTTTTAATGTACTAAGCCTTTGGCTTTTCCTTGATAATATGCCCAGCCTTTTTTATATCCTTTGGCTTTGGCATAATCGTAAAATTGTTTCATTGTAGTAAAAGTTGCAGGATTTTGAGTAAGAATATAATTGGTTGTAAAAGCTTCGCTAGTATGTTCTTCCACTTTAATTGCTCTTAATTCCTGATCTTTCTTTTGCTTAATTTTTCTAATTTCAATTGAAAAATCATGACCACAGATAGGACATTTCACACATTCTGCTCTAATAACTGCAAAACAATCAGGACACGTTTTAATTTGTAATCCATCTGTACTACCGCTATCTTTGCGTGGATGTTTCTCACGATCTTCCAAAGTCCACTTGTAATCAGTATCAGGCAAGCCAAATCTTTCAAAATTGCCAACTTGATCAATAATGATTGCATGTTTATTAGGTTGATATCTCATAGCTCTCATTGATTGCTGTAAGTAAATTACTAGGCTTTGTGTTGGTCTTAATAGAACTACGCATGAACAGTCAGGAACATTAAAGCCTTCACTTACTAGATCAACATTGCATAATATTTTGATCTTACCTTTTTTAAAATCAGCCATTATCTTGTCACGTTTACCTTCAGGAGTTTTAGCATCTGCATGAACTGCATTAATTCCTGCATCCCTAAAAGACTGTGCCACTTCCTTACTAAAGCTGGTAGAATGGCAATAGATAATAGTTTTACGATCTTTAGCAAACTTGAGCCATGATTTTACAATGTCACCATGTATGATAGAGTGCGTAAAATCGTCCATAGACTGTTTTGTATAGTCACCAGTAGAACTATGCTTAAGAACATTTTTATTGCCTAGCTGATAGCCGTAGACGGTAAATGGAGCAAGTTTATGATGCTCAATTAACCACTTGGTAGTTGGTCCTTGAACCATAGCTGAATAAATATCTTTGAATCCTTTACCAGATAAGCGCCATGGTGAACCAGTAAATCCTAGTCTAGGAACATCATCATAATAATCAAATATTTTTTGATATGTTTTAGCTCTTGAGTGTTGTGATTCATCCACAATGATTAAGCTTGGTTTTGCTAGAATATTTAATCTGTTAGCTACCTTGCCTACTGTTAAAATGGTGCAATATTTCAAATCAACATCTTGCTTAATAAATGAATCCTTGATCTGATTAACTAATTCTTTACGATGAACAAAGAATAATATTCTGTTCTTCTTAAGTGTTGTTAATCTAGCTATTTCAGCAATTACAACTGATTTACCACTACCAGGTGGGCTAACTATAAGAACACCATGATGTCCTTGAGCAAGTTTTTCTCTAGTCTCATTGACTAGTTTTTGTTGATAATCAAATAGTTGGTACATTAATGATTACCATTCTTTTGAGGAATCTCTTTACCGTTGAACAAATCTTCCTGTAAGGAAACCTTTCTATCATCAATTTGATTCTTAGCAAAAATAGCGTTACTTGGTGCTAAGGTAATTCCTCTCTTTCCCGTTTTAGGACTAATAATAATTCTCCCCACTTGAAGGGCTAATCCCATCACGTTAGTTAAAATTGGCTTTCTAATTTGTGGATAAGCTCTGGTGAAAGACTGACCTGTATTTTCATCAGTAAATTCATCAGTCATTTCCCAAGCTGTAATTAGTATTTCTTTATCCCAAGCTTTCATATATCTAATCAAGTCAAGTTCAAAGAATTGAAGTTGCTGATAGTTTTGAATGCCAGGAACGCCATGATTATTTCCTTTTTTGCCGTATTCTGTTAAAACAGCATTTTCTAATTCGGAAATATTGTCTAATGCAATACTGTCATATTGATCTAAATAATTATCTTGAATATCTTTTAAAAGCTTTGGTAAGTCTTCACGAATGTTATTAGGATCAACTTCAACAATATCTATGTCTTGCTTACCCTTTAATACGCTTGAAGTTCCGTCAATATCAATAACTAACTTTCTTCCAGGCATATATTGAATAGTTGTTGTTTTTCCCATTCCAGGATTTCCATATAAGATTCGTAAAGCTGTAGGCTTTTTAATGTCAGCTGCATGAATTACTTTCATTTATATACCTCGTTTCATACATCAGTAATTACTCACCTGCTTGCTTGATTATTTCTTTAATGTTTTCAATCTTGTGGAGGAAATCATCAGTGATCTTTCCTTTGTATTGCTTAATCATTGCATCTCTGAACTTTTTAAATTCATCTGTGTTCTTTAATGCTTGAAAAGCTAATCTTGCATCGTCGTTTTCAAGATCCCAATCATTGTCAAACTTAGAATCAAATGCTGTATGGGCTTGTTGATCAATTAAGCTTTGCAAATCATCAATGTTAGTCATTATCTTCAATCTCCTTATTTAATGCTTCATCACGCACTTTAAAAATTGCCTCTTCATAGATGCTTTGTACTACATTGCTCACATTTTCTGTGGGAGTAGCCTTGAAACTTCTGGGAAAATCAGGCTTGCTTCTTTGAAGGTATCTGATTGCGCCAGCGTAGGTCTTACCTACTTTCTTGGATTCGCAAACTAAGTAGTTTACCCAATCGTTAGTGTCATCTTGAGTTTTCTTGATCCAATTTTGAAAGTCTTTAAGATCCTTATCTTCCATAGTCAGCCATCTCCATTCCGTCAAAATAGTCTTCAAGAAAACTGGTTAGTTCTTCGCAATTATCACAATTTTCAAATAAGTACTTGTACATGTCTTTAGCATCAGTGAATTGACCTTGAATCATGAACTTATCAGGGTCATCAGCTAATTGCTCTTCAATAAAGTCAAGTGGCGTTCTGTACTCACAATCCTGACCGATTGCATGAACCGCGTTTCCTACAACTACCGTCAAACAATCCCAACCAGCATAAAAGTCACGCTGTTTTTCAATTTTTTGGTAGTTGATTTCTTTAGTTAATTCTTTTCCTGATTTTGCTTCCATGATGGTTTTCTCCCTGTTTTGTACTGGCTTGTAACTACATCAGTAGTAGCCCAAATTTTGTTTTGTGTTTCTTTACTTAATTCCATTGTTACCTCCTAAAGCATTTGAAATAGTGAGTCCCAGAAGCCATAGCTTAAAAGACTAAAAGCTAAAATTACGATCCCAACCATGATTCCGCCTACTAAGGTTTCCCAATCGTGTTTTGGCTTAGGCGGTAAATTAAATTCACGATAAAAATTTTTATTTTGCATCCCAATCAATTTCCTTCCTATGTTGTTGCATCCAAATGGCTGCAGGATATTCAAAAATTGTCATTTTGCCACCCCGTCCTGGATGAATGTTTGAACACCAATCAGGTTGGAATGGATATAGAATATTTCTTTTAACCCAAGCAGATCCGTGTGGGTAGCAGTATTTTTGAGCAAATTCTTGAATGCTGATGGTTCGCCCTACTATTTGATTTTCAGGAACATAACCACGTTTTGCCATGACTTCATCCACAGCATTGGTGAGTTCATCTTCTGAAATTGTGAGTTCCATGATTGTCACCTCTAAATCTTGAAATCACGGATAACCTTCAAAATGAATTGATTACTTGCAGGCGTGGTTTTACGTCCTGAAAGATAATCAGCTACATCTTGTTTAGTCATTCCGTACATTTTGGCTAAATCACCAATCTTAATCTTGTTGTCATTAAGATATTTTTTGACTAGTTCTCTTCCTGGCATTGTACTTGGCATTTTTGTCACCTCGCTATTTTTATTTAGTAAGATAAAAAGACATAAAAACTGTTGCTTTTTTTACGTAAAGACGTAAAATAAAAGTATAAGAAATAAAGCGTTAGATCGGTTTCTAAAGCTATTTAATTGCCGTATTTCTTGACGTTTTATCTGACGTTTTGTCTGTCGAATTAACTTACAAAATTATAATAACGTCATGGCGTAAAAATGTCAATAAAATTTTATGCTAAAACGTAAAAATATTTTGTAGGTAGTTTTTGGAGTTATTATGATTGCTTACGAAAGAATACAAGAATTAGCTAAGAAAAGGCATTTCAGCAATCTTCAAGAAGTTGCTGAAAAAGCTGGTATTGCTAAAAACTTAATTTATAGTTGGAAAAAGAAAAAGCCTTCTACTGATAGTTTGAAAGCTGTAGCCATTGCATTAAACACCACTACTGATTATCTTAATGGTTTAACTAATGATCCAAGTCCAATTCATGATGCACTTAAAGAAACTGAACCAGGCATTGCTTGGACTGATTTAGATATGCCGTATGGTGGCACTATTCCTGATGATCTTAAAAATATGTATCGGGCTATTGCAGAACAATATGTAAAAGATCATCCTGATAAATTTAAAGGAAGTCATTAAATGGATAATGTTTTGCAATGGCTAATGAACTATTGCTTAGATAATGACATAGGTGTTGTTTATAAGAACGATTTGCCATCTACTGCACCTAGTGACAGTTGGTGTAATCCTAAGCTAGTAATTTTCAATGGCAACTACTACAAAGAAAATGAAAAACCATTCATGCTGGCACATGAAATTGGTCATGTTGTGGAAGGCAATTCTGAATATTACCATTTAGCTTATTTAGGTAGAGAAAAAGGTGAATTTTCAGCCAACAGATTTGCAATCAATCTGCTAAGAATCTACTGCTTAGAAAATGATATTCATTATTCTACTTACTATGATTTTGCTAAAGCTTTTGCAATTCCAAAGCAACAATATTATGTTTTAGAATTTGTTTTCAGTTCTTATCCTAATCCCATCAGTTATCGTCCACAGTGACGTAAAACCTGAAGGATTGTGGAGGAATTAGAAATGGCTGAAAATAAAAGTAAGAGTCATCATGGCTGTTTAATCGCAATTGGTATTTTAATCGTGATTTTTGCTATTGCATTCTACTTTGCGGCTAAAAAGGATGCTGGTCCAAGTATCCGACCTGCTTCTCTGAGTTTTGATAGTATAGTAGACAATACAAAAACCTATGATTATGATGTTTCCAAAGTAAAGAATTATAAAGTTAATGTAACTTCTGGCAAAGCTACAATTTATCATGTTCAGACTTTACAACTAGCTAAATCTAAAAAGTTTAGAGGTACAAGTGATAAAGTGAACGGATTTATTAGATTCTTTATAAGATTTAATACTAATGATGATGTGGAACCTAAATTTGGACAAGCAATAGCTAGTTTTCCTAATGATAAATATCAAATGAACATTACTACTGCTGGTTTAGTAGAAAATAGGGCTCCTAAGACTAATCGCAAGGACTTGGTATTCTCTACTTACAACGATTGGAAGAAAGTTGATTTAGACACTGAGAACACAAAATATTCAATTGTGTTGCCAGTAAGTCATTTAAGCA